AAAGCTAATTATAAGCGAGAGGAAAACAAATGGCATATAATGTTTTAGATGGAGTTGTCGATTACAGTACAACACAACACACGGAACTCGTGGATGCCCAAGCCGATCAGGAAATAAAAGGCACTAAAATTATAGCCGGTACTCTCTTGACAAAAGATGGACGCGAAATAGTCCCGCCAGCAATCACCGAGATTGAAGGGGGAAGCAAAAACGCTCTTATAACATATCAGCAGAATTCAAAAGCGAAAGCAGAGCTTAACTTAACTTTTGATGGGCAAACACTAGTGACGAAGGACATTCGTGCGAAGAATTTGGAGGGCTCCGGCACCAAGTTAACTAATTTGCCGGCTGATCAATTTAATGGCACGATACCAGTACGGTTTTTGGAGCACGGACTCGGGATGAGAGCTGTAAGGAACAAACTACAAGTACACCCAGGACCCGGTATCACGATAACCGATGGTCCAGTTACTGTGTCAACGGCGCCGAAAGGAGGTCTTGCATTTAAGAATGGACGCCTGGCGGTTTCTCCTAAAAATTGCGCCAGTGTGACTGCAGACGGCCAAAATTTAAGTGATGATGATTTAGTTGCTCTTCACGACACATCTCACAGTGAGATAAGAAATACAACTTTGGCTAATTTATATTCTTCCTATATCCACAGCAAGATTCCTCATTCTGCAGGCCCTATAAATAGTTTGCAGCTAAAAGCAAAAAATGGATTTAACGCATCTCCTAAATTAACGTTTGATACGACGAGCAACGTGTTGAATATCGACGGTGAAGTGGTTGCAGACCTTTTAACGGTTACCGGCAGAACTAATTTTGAAGGATTCATTGCGAAAAACATTCGCACTGTTTCCGATGCTAACTATAGCGTTGCCCGCGGTGACTATACAATTCTTTGTGACACATCTGTTAACAAAATGAAAGTTACACTTCCTCCTGCGTGTAATTATGAGGGCAGAATCGTTATTATTAAGAAGATTAATAGTGATAAATTCAAATTGAAAGCCTTCCCTTTGACGATTGATGTAAAGGAGGGAGAAATCGATTTTAAGAAAAGTATCGAGGTTAAATTTACCTACTCCACAGTGACGCTTCAATCAGATGGAGAAAAGTGGTGGATTATTGGCAAGACTGGCACATAAATTCTGTCTTTTCCTTGTAGATAACACTATTTATTGTGAATTACTGTATTTTTAGGAGTTTATTGTATGTCAACCTTGTTGCAAGATGCTATTGTTGATGCAACCGCGCTGCGCGAAGCAGCTTTGAAGACCGCGGAAGCATCAATTATCGAGAAGTATTCCGGCGAAGTCCGAGAAGCGCTAGATAATTTGCTAGAACAAGAAGAAGACCCCATGGCCGGCATGGAAGACCCAGCTGCAGCAGCTGCCCCTCCGGCCGACCCAATGGCAATGCCCGGTGGAATGGATCTTGGCATGCCTGCCGAAGAAGGCGCCCCCGCTGAAGAGATTGCTGAAGACGTACCCTTGGGTGCAGCAGATGGTGAAAAACTTTGCGGTTGCCCCGAGGAAGGCGAAGCAGCCAAAGTGAGTGTCAACTTGGACGAGCTTCAAGAGACCGTTGATAACCTTCACAAAGAACTCAATGAAGATGAAGAGATGGAATTTAACGAAGAAGATATTACTGCAATGCTTTCCGAAGATGACGATGAACCGGAAACCGAATCGGCCGAAGAAGATGACCCAGACGCCCCTGATGAGCCCGACTCCGAGGAGACCGAGGCCGATGACCCGCTGGATGTGAGAGAAGAATTAGAAATCTCCGACGATCTCATCGATTCCATCGTAGAAAAACTTACAGTTGACATGGGCGCGGAGTTATCCGGCTGGGCCGGCCGCTCTAACTATGACCTGAAATGGGAGATAGAAAAAGAGATGGCCCACCGTCGCAGCACCGACGTCGAAGAAGAATTAAAAGATTTGAAGAAAGCTCACGAAGAGTTGGTTTTTGAAAGTAACCAACTCAAAGAGCGAACCGAACAATACGAGCAAGTTGTTAGAGAGTTGAGGGAGAATTTGCAAGAAGTAAATACTTCCAATGCTCGATTGCTCTACACGAACCGTGTTTTGAGAAATACCTCCTTAAATGAGCGGCAAAAAATAAAAATTGCCGAAGCTATTTCAAGGGCTGGTTCTGTAGCAGAAGCTAAGACGATATATGAGACGCTTGAAAGCGCAGTGCCGGCACAAACTAAACGTGCCCCGCAATCACTGAGCGAAGCAATCAGCCGTCCCTCTTCTGTTATTCGTGCAACTCGTAAAGAGTCAGCACAGCCAAAAGATCTATTTTTAGATCGCATGCAGAAATTAGCAGGCATAAAATAACATTTATAGGAGGTGATTTTAAAATGTCTAGTATCGTAGAAAGGTTGACAGAAGGTATTGTCAATCGTGACATGCGGGCCGAAGGCCACGCATTATTAAATAAGTGGGAGCGGACCGGTCTCTTAGAAGGGATTGAGAATGAACGCTCCAAGCAGAGTATGGCTCGCTTGCTGGAAAACCAGGCTAAAGAGCTACTACGTGAGAACAGCACAATGGCTGGTGGCAGTGTTGAGGGTTTCGCAGCCGTCGCATTCCCCATCGTCCGTCGCGTTTTCGCAGGTCTGATCGCAAACGATCTCGTTTCCGTTCAGCCAATGAGTCTACCAAGTGGTCTCATTTTCTTCCTTGACTTCACCACGTCTACCGATGGTGCTGGTCTTCCCCGTTTGGGTTGGACTGGGACTGAGGAGTCGTTGTATGGTGGTGGTGCTATTGGTTCACAGCTCACCGGTGGTGTCGACTTGACGGGAAGTTTCGCAGAAGCTGGTCCTTACGGACTTAACAATGGTTATGCTTCTCCAACTGGCTCCACAGACGGAACCGCCGCCATGGGCGCGTGGGTTCTTGTTGCTTCTGGAGTTGTTGGCGGAACAGATTCCACCCAGCTAGGAACTCAATCCCCCAAGAATCAGGCTACTCTTGATGGCTTGTGCCAGTATGACCCTGATCTCTCCGGAACATGCGTTGCTGTTGTTGAGATGACAGGTACCTCAGATGGTAATTTTGAGCAGTTGAACACAAACAACCTTGTTGGTGTTTCGTTCGGTGCCCTTGGTGAAAACGGAGCTAACGTTATGCAGCTCGTTCGTCGTTGTACCAGAATTTCTTCTGGCTCAACTGGTGATACTCCTGGCAATGCAAACTGGAAGATGACTATGGTTATTGCCCAGGTGAGTGGTGCCGTTGTATTCGATAACGGAACCCGTGATTCACTTATTGGTCAGGTAACGTGCTCTGTCGCTGATACCTATGCTCTTAACTTCCCCGTCGATGATAACTTCACCACGAGCACTGCTCTTGGTTCTGTTATTGGTACGACTGAGTGGGGACTGGAAAATGAGCAGAGGATCCCCGAGATTGATATCAAGGTGGATAGTATCGCCGTGACAGCCGTCACCAAGAAGCTCAAGGCTAAGTGGACGCCAGAGTTGGGACAGGATCTAAATGCCTATCACAACCTTGACGCCGAGGTCGAGCTTACTAGCATCCTCTCCGAGCAGATTGCTCTAGAGATTGACCGCGAGATCCTTGAGGATCTTGTTCAGGGTGCTACTGCTGGTACATATTACTGGGCGCGTTCTCCCGGCTTGTTCGTGGAACGTACTACTGGTCGAGAGATTGGTGCATCTTCGGCTGCTCCTGACTTCACCGGTACTGTGTCCGAGTGGTATGAGACTCTAGCAGAGACCATCAATGATGTGTCAGCGCAGATCCATCGTAAGACTCTACGTGGTGGTGCTAACTTCGTGGTTTGCGGACCTGAAGTTGCAAACATCCTTGAGTTCACCGCTGGTTTCCGCGCGAGCGTTACCCATGATGATGAGACTGGTTCCATCGGCGCCGTGAAGGTTGGTTCACTGTCAAAGAAATTTGACGTCTTAGTTGACCCATACTTCCCACGCTCTGTGGTTCTTGTTGGTCGTCGCGGAAGCTCTTTCCTTGAGAGTGGATATGTATACGCACCTTATGTGCCACTACAGACTACTCCCACTATCTTTGGTCCTGAGGACTTCGTACCCCGCAAGGGTGTGATGACTCGGTACGCCAAGAAGATGGTGCGTCCCGATATGTACGGTCTAGTTATCGTCCAGGGTCTACTGGGTCAGGCAGGCGCTACTAGCTAGAAAATAGCGTAGTCAAATAAATGTAAAGCCTCTGTCTTTTGACAGGGGCTTTCGTTTATCTGGTACTATTTACAGGTGAACGAATAGTTCACACCAAAGTTACTGGGTAGCCTTTTGAGCTGCCACCTAGTATTGCTGAAACAAACCAATACAGGGACATGATTATAAAAGGAGGGTTTTTAACTATGGGAACGAAAAGAATAGGACTCGCGAGAGTCGAAGCATTATTAGAGAATTTAAAGAGAGAGATTAAGCTTGGAGCAGGCACATCGCTTGGTGGCGCTAAGCGTATTGTAGAAAATGTCACTGCAGCCAAGACGCTGACAGAGGGAGATTCTGGAAAGGTGTTCACAATTGATGCAGACGCCAGCGCGTTTGATATTACGCTGCCAGCAAATGCTACAGTTGGTTGGCACGCCACCTTCCTTATGGCTGATGTTCACGGCTCTCAGGATATTGATATTGTCGCAGCAACGGCTGACACCATCGAAGGAGTCATTGTCGACGCTTCGCCAACCAACATGAACGCAGCCGACAAAATTACTTTTGTTGGAGGCACAAGCGTACTTGGCGATCAGGTTGAGATTGTCTCTACTGATGGAACAACGTGGTTTGCGAGAGCGTTTTCAGGCGCAAACGGTGGAATTACAGCTACCGGCTGATAATTAAAAATTAAGCCTATTAAGTCCCCTTCCAATTGGTTGGGGGTTTTCTTTTAAAAACCATGATCTGCTCAATTTTTTCGGCGCCAAATTTTTGAGATTTTCGTTTTTGCGAAATAGGAACTAATTACTACACTACAAAGGAGTTCCCATGGGAAAGAA